CGTTGGTAAATGCGCATCTTAAAACTGTCTTTATAAGGCATATTTTAGTAAAGCAACAATCATTGTTGCTCCCAGTTCTTAAGAATCCAGCTTGAACTGTTCTTCTTATCATCTCCACCAATACCAAAAGAAAAGCTTACTCGGTCTGATTCAAAAACCATCTCTGGGATGTCATCTTTTCCTCTATCTCCACCATTAGCAAAAACAATATGAGAATCGGGAAAGTCTTTTAGCGCGGTTCTAATAGCATCAATAGCTGTGTTATCTGAGTCATCAAACGCAAAAACTGAATCAACAGGCTTTAGAGCAGAAGTTACAGCGGCTCTCTCATCCCATGTCATAAATGGCTTGCCCTTTTTACGAGTAAGCCACTCATCGGAATTAAGGCCAACAATCAACGAGTCTCCTAGCTTTTTAGCAGATAAGAAATACGCGATATGCCCACTATGAATTGGGTCAAATCCACCTGTTACTAGGACAACTGTGTTGCTCATAAAAAGGCCTTCTTTCCGTGTATTGAGTGTCTAGCATGCTCTAAGCCGTAGAGTATCTCTTGTTTGCTCATTCCGCCAATATCCTTTTGGTCTGTGCCGTCATAGTTAAAGAACCAGCACTCAAAGCGCATATCTTTAGAAGCTTGCAAGATTTCCATAGATGAGGATATGCCAGCCGTATCGTTGTCCATAGCAATAATGATTCGTTTAGCTGACCGTATAAGGTTAATCTGCGCTGGAGAGACTGCGGAACCACAAACCGCTACTCCGCCAAAAATTCCCAAAGAAACAAGGCGAGCCACGTCTAAAGGTGATTCAACAACAATTACCTCATCTTCACGGCGCTCGTATCCAAAGAGGCACTTGGATTTAGCAATTTTAGGTGGATAGTTATTAAATCGACGTTCGTGAAACCACTTTTCCTGCCAACCCATAAGCTGTTCAGACTTAGGTTCACGCAAAGGAAGAATCCAGCTTTCGTTATTGGAATTCCACAGGATGTTGTAATAAGCGGCTCCGTTAGCAGTTATCCCACGTGACTTTAAAGCGTACTCGGGGGGCGCTACAAAGGCGCTCAGCATTGATTCGGTAATAGGTTGCACATACTCTTGAACAGGCTGTGGTGGGTTAATAAGGCGCTCAAATGCCTTACTAAGGTTACGTTCGCCATTGTTAAGCCAATTGGTTGCATCGTCTAACGGAACTCCGTTTACGTATGCAACAAGGGTGTGAACATTTCCTCTAAAATGGCATGAGAAGCAGTTGTGAACCCCTGTATCGGCATTGATAGACCAAGAAGGGTTAGCATCGGCTTTACCTTTGCGCTCTAAGTGAGCAGGGCAATGACCCTTAATTTCATCACCGCTTACAGAGATAACTTCAATCCCTAGTCTATCTAGAGCGTCTTTCATCTCTTCTACGGTCATAGGTCTGTCTCATCAATCTCACGGAACTGTCCAGTATTCCAATCCCACAGCATAGATGTCTCTGCTGGACCCGAGTTACGAGAGGCGATAACTTTTAGTAGACGAGTATCGTCAACATCTTTATCTTCCTTTTGAAGACCGAAGATAACATCCGCGTCTTGGTGAAATGAGGAGGAGTAACCGATAGCATCAGTTGTCACTTCACCATTACGCATCTTGTTCTCTAAAATCTGAGTGGAGATAACAATGGGCTTGATAACGCGTTGTGCCAATCGCTTAAGAGAACGAGTGATGTTGGTGAGAGCCTGAGGAGAGCCAGGCTTCTCACCGTTTTCATCAATCATCAAGTACATACCATCAATGAAAATAATATCAGGTTGATGAATCTGAATTTTACTGGCAACGCTAGAAACTGTTGCTCCTTCTGCAGCACCGATAAGCCAGAACTTCTCACGCATCTGGGAAATCGCACGAAGCTTTGCTTGTACACGACCTTCTTCTTCATTAGTTAAAGCGCCTACTTGGTATCGTTGATGAGACACACGAGCACGCATTGCTACATAACGAGAAAGCTGTTCATCGTTTGACATCTCAAAGGATTGAAACATTGGGGTGCTTCCCTTTAAGTGAATGTTCTGAGCAATCTGTAAAGCAAGAGTTGACTTACCAGTCTTTGGTGGCGCAACAATAACAACCAGTTGCCCATTTTGAAGTCCGTTAGTAGCAGCATCGATGGTTGGAAATCCCGTAGGAACTCCTAGAAGTCCTGGGTTATTCTTACGATGAAGGTAATCATCCCAAAGCTTCATTGGGTTCTCGGTAATATCAAGGTCCGTGGACTTAGATAGCCCGTCTGCTTCTAACTTTACAATTCCGCCTTGAAGCGCAAGAAGCGCTGACTCATGGTCTTTATCCTTCTCAATGCGTTCAATTGCTTGACCAATCATTGAAACGGTGGCTGCTTTACGACGAGCAGCGATTAACTCATCTAGTAGGTAGTCAGTAGTGTCATTAACGGGAACTACGTTGTATGTAGGAAAATTTTCTTTAACGACATCAATACTTGGGCACTCACCGTACTTAGTAAAGTGAGAACGAAGAAGAGACCAGACTTTGCGGTCTTCATTATCCATAAACCAAGCATCATTAACGCCTCGTTCAAATAATGGTGCAAGGTTGCGAGTCTCAATCGCTTTGCTGATAAGTAACGTTTCTTTGTTCATAGTTCAGTTATGTCCAATCCCCAATGACCGTACTGCCCCTTGCGAGTAGGTATGTCTACCACAAAAGCAACTTCAGGTCTAAACGGCAAAGCTGAAACAAGGTCTTTAGAAGACTTATACGAGGTCCAGTATCTAAACGGATTAGTTCCTTGGCGTTCTAAGTTATTAAAAGACATGGCAAGCTCCTCTTCAGTCAGCTTTACCGAAACCATTTCAAAAGTAAAAGGGCTGTTGTTAGCGACAAGATAAAGCTTACTTAAAAGACCCGCGTTAAAGCTCTTGTTAACTGTGGTTTTAGTTTTAAAGAAAAACTTCTTCTTCGTAATCTCAGTTGTATTAGTAAAAACATCTTCAACAATAAGAATTCTTTTTGGAACCTCGTTGCTAATATCCCCGTTTTTCATTTAGATAACCTCAATACTTCCGAACTTAACTATGAACTCTCTAAAGTTTTTATTAGAAAGCTTTGACTTTGCAATATCTTCAGGTGTTGCTCTGCTGTTGGTGCCATAAGGGTACTCACCCTTGTTGTCATCCATCAAAGCTTTGATATACCGAGAATGACGGCACGATTGCTTTGGCTCAAATTTTAAACAGTTACACACAACTCTTCTGTCATCTGTAAAGCTGACTTCTACGATGCTTGGTCCAGGACCAGCAGAAGTTGTAAGAAACTGTTGTAAGAGCTTTACTGAGTTATCTACCATGTTGTCCATTATCGAAGGTCCTGTGGTGTTTCAACGGGAAGGTAGGTAAAGGCTTCTTTGATAAAGCTTCCTGTGGCATCGCCATATGTTGCTGACCAATCATCACGAGCAATGTTAGTAGTAACAATCGTAGGAAGTCCATTATTGAAACGCGTTCGCAAAATATGGTGCAGCATGCTCTTTTGCCATCCCGACAGACTAGCGTGCTCTTTACCTACATCGTCAATAATCAGAACTCGAATGTTGTACGCATCATCACGGCATTTTCCTAACATGCCGTCATAAAGACGGTTCTCTTCTTCAAGGTCTTCTGCATCCTCCATAGTTCGACCCTTAAGTTCAAGAATGTCGTTGAAGGTGGAAAAGTAGGCAGGACGAACTAAAACTTTATTTTCTGAAGGAGCAAAAGACTCCAAAGGCAACTCACGAAGCATGTCCTGAATCGTGGCTACCGCAAGCGTAGTCTTACCGCGACCTGGCTTTCCATACAAAAGGACTCCAAGGCCACAGGCGGGCTGCCCAGCAGCAAGGATAACCTTTCCTTCACGAACTCCATTTAACCACCTCTGAAGGCCTTCTAAGACCGTTTTTGGGGCATCTGTACAGTCAGCTAAGGTCCAACCTTGACGAGCCTTAGGAATAGCAGCAATCTGAATCCAAGAACGGCGCCTAACCTTAAGAAGCTTTAGGTCATACATCAGAGTCCCTTCCAGTTCTTAGGGTCCTCAGACTGTTGAATGGCTATTTCTAGCTTTTCAGGAGTCTGAACACGAAGGCGTGCTTGTGCGGATAATTCACCAAAGCGACTGATGAATAATTTCCAAAGCATATCGCTATCGGTTTGAGAGTCAACTTTGAGCTGAGTAAAAAAAATATCAATCATCTCAAGCTCAATAAGGGCGGAAGTTCCGTACTTCTTACGGTTGTTGTTAAACGCCTGAAGGAAACGGCTTCCTGTCATGCGCCAAGGCTTGAGGTTCCAAGTTTGGTTTAAGCGGTCTGAAAAAGCGTGGCAAAGATGGTTGGTGTTCCAGTCCTTAGGCTCTACAGCAGCACGTTCAGCAGCCTTGCCCTCGTGATACCGAGCTTTTTCCTTATCGTATTCCTCTTGAACTTCTTTCTGATAAGACTTGCGGTCTGCAGCTAAATCGTAATCAGGTTGGGAAGTTTTATTAAAAAACTCATATCCCACTTTTTCTCCTCCCAGACGCGCCATCGGCGCGGCTGTTGGTTTATTAGTATCTATGTATGAGTAAGTCAATAGGTTAGTTATTGTGTTACTCTGTTCAGTGTATACGGTGTGAAGACGGCTTCTCAGGCCCCAGGATTCCGTCTCCAGAAAGCCTTCATTAGTTACATAGCTTATGGTTTTAACGCCGTTTCCAACGCGTTCTCTCCGCGTTTCCAGAAAACCAGCATCTCGCAACTCTTTCATTGCGGCTCGTATTGCATCTCTACCTTCAGCGACTTCTTCAGACAATCGGGTAGCGCTAATTGTCATGTTGCTGTTAGCAAAGTAAAAGAGGGCTGCTCTAGCCCGTAAGGATAGCTTCTTAGTCATTTAGCCTCTATAAGGTTAAGGACTGCTTGCAATGTGCTCATAGCATCTTTTACTCGGGCGCGAATTTCCGATAGGGAAGCGTCCGCAGTGGCGATTCTAACAGGACTAGCCTCGACAACCTCTACTGGCTTCTTAACAGGCGTGTCGAGCTTTTTAGGGGCATCTGGAGCACTAGTCAGAGGGTACAAACCATCGCATAGATTAAATGCTTGGATGTCTGCTTCTAAACAGGCTTTAAGAGTTGAACCATCAGATTCATCCCATAGCAAGAACGCCACAGCTTTTTGTCCTTTAAGCCAACTCACAGCTTCTTGAACTGGGTCTGTTGCTGCAATTGCTGTTGCACTCGGAATTCCAGCAGTATGCGCACCTGAATGAGAAAAGACAATGATGTCCTTATTACAGTCTTTTGCGTATTGTGCTGCATAAGTTTGGCTTTTAGTAGGTGAGTCATTAAACGCCACCACTAGTGTGCCTTTATCGCCATTCGCATAGTAATGGTCTTCCATTAGGGCCTCAATATTTGCCCTACTGGTCTCGCCAGTACCTGCGACAAAAACGTAATATTGCTCTGTCATAGGTTCCTCCTTGTAGACGGAGGGCTATCCTACACAGAAAAAACTTTAAAGCGAACTAGGTGTTTGGTTGTGCCAAAAATAGCTCAAAGGTGCTTCCGTAGTTAATCCAGTTTGGAAGTTCTTTGACTAAACGGCTCTGTACTGCAAAACGGTTGCGATAGTAATGGCTACGGGAAGCATTAGCTGTCCCCTCCCAGAATAGGTCACTAAGCTCAGCCACTCCATTGCTGCCATCAAAGTATGAGTTTACAAAAGCAGAGCGTTCAAAGAGCGCGGAATCTACGACTACCTGATTTCCATTTCCAGCACTTCCTGCAGCAGTAGCAGTCCATGTAATTCCTACCTTTGCTGTTACAGCATTTGTAGGAGAGGCTTCTGTTACAAAAGGTCTAACAAATGTGCTGGTAGCTACTTCAGGAGTTCCTGTGGTTGTGTGAATCAAAGTGCTAGAGCTGTCATACCAGCTAACGTAAGGTGTTACTTGAATAGCAGCGTCACCTGGGTCAGTAGCGCATGAATAGATACTAAACGTGTACTCGTTACTGGAGAAAACAGGTATAGATTCAGAGGTTAAAGTAACAAGACCTGCAGCGCTGGCGTATATCTCTCCAGCTTCGGAGCTGTTAGTTACAGAGCCATCTACACCCAAAATGTCTGCTGGGTCAGTAGAAACAGTGATAGTTCCGTTTGTGACTGTCCAACCAGTTTCAGGTGAAACAAAGTTTGGGTTAGTGATTTCGTTAATGCGGTTAGCAATAAGCGTTACTTCAATTTGTCGAGCATCTTGAAAGTAAGTAGCAGTTGTGTTTTGTTCAAACTGAACAGCATCAAAGTAGTGAATTTCCCCAGCTGCAGCACTAGCTATCTTTATAACAGGCACAGCAAAAAAAGCTGTGGAAGGCGCAGTTACAGCAGATGTAAACTTAGTCCAAGAGCTAGTAGCATCATTAACAGAGCTTCCCGCTGTTGATGGAGTTAGTGCTACGCCTTTTCTGTCATACCAGTAAATTTGTGCGCTAATTGCACGAGCAGTTGCGCCTGTTTGAGCTTGTGCAGAGAAAGCATAAGCCAACCCACCTGTTACAGGGATTCCGTAATGCATAGGGGTATCACCAGAAAGGGATATTTTTACATCACCCGAAGCAACCGCAGTTACTTGAAGAGTTGCATTTTGAAGATTTGGAAAGTCTGGCTGTAGTGATGGGTCATTGTATGGAACGATAGTCGGGCTATCAGAAGCCAAATGATGCGCTAATGTGGCGTTAGCTACAGAAGCCCAAGAACCAATAGACTGTTCAAAGGAAGAATCATTTTGGTCAAGCATAAGATTCTTACCTCTATTAATGATGTTATCAAATCCTGCGTAGGCTTTAATAAACTCATTAAGTCCTGTCTTAGTGCCTTTTGATTGGTACAAAAGAGAGATATTTCTTAAAAAGATACGAGATTGTTTAAGACCTAGATTAGGTTCGTACTTTAAGCCAAATTCCTGCATAAAAGCGGGAATCAAAAGCCCGTTAAGGTTTGTAACATCGTAGCGATTTGTGATGTTTTCCGCTTGGCTTTTACAAGTATCTAATTGAAAAGCAAATAGCTTTAAGAATCTAAACAAGAAATCGTTAGTGGCATCCAATGTGGTGTCATAGGGAATATTAGAAGTCAAGATAGATGGAAGGTAGTTGTACATCGTTTGCGTGGTT